AAAAAAGCTAGTGATTTAGACGAAATTGAAAGTAAAAGATTGTGTAATTTAATTATTACAATACCTACTACTTATAACGATATTAGTGATGAAATAATTGAAAGGACTGCTACCAGCAAAAGCTACGCTAAAAATTTAATAAAAATATGGATTAATAAAGGCTGGATATTAAAAGGATCTGACAATAAATATTTTACACGCTAACTTTTATGAAACTTTTTAAACTTTTATATTTAATGTTAATATTATTCCCAATAGCTATTATATATGGAAGCATTATAGCTTTTATAACTTTAATAGAATATATAATTGATAAATCTAAAATGAAATGAAAATAATTATAATCATACTAGTATATGAATTTATTAAATTTTTATTTTGGTATATAATTAGAAAAATGAACTAGTGGTTAGTATGTCAGTAATAAAAAAGCGGACTAGCTTTTTAAGGCTAGACCGCTTACTGACAAATAAACCCATTATAGGTTAACTTTTTTCAACACAAATATATAAAAATATGACAAACAAAACTAGAATTTATTTAATAATTCAACAGCGTAGGGCAGTTACTTTGCAAGATTTATATGACATTACCCAGCTGGATCATATAAAAGTATTAAGAGCAGTATCATATTTAGCAATTAAACGTAAAATAAAGGCGTTTAAAGATGATAACGGTAGATATTTCAAAATTAACGATAAACCGCTATAAATGCCTAAAAGATTATATACAGCTATTGTTTTTATGACTGATCCAGTTGAAACCCCTAGAAAGTACCGTAATATATCTAATATTAATACTTTTTATAACTTTTGTGTAAAAATAAATGCAGCTTATTTTAATACCTATGATAAATCTACAAAACTTTTCGTAGAACGTATATACATTAAAAAAGGGACGTAGAAACGTCCCTCGCATTTACTTACATTAAACCTCGTTCAAAAATACCTATGATAAAAACAACTTTTTTTCAGCTGTACGCCTATTTTTTAAACCAGTACTAATTTTTCCCCCAGCATACACCCATTTATCAAATTGTGCTGCTACTGTATTTTTATCTACACCAGCGTTTAATAACTTTAATAAAGTACTATCTGCTAATGATCCGTCCCCTACATTATAAGCAAATGATGACAAAGCTAATAATTGATTATCAGTAATTGGCACTTTAACCAATAATTTAACTTTATTATAATACTTTTCAGCTTCTATTAATAACCAGCGTTTAGCTGTTTCTTTGTCTATAATATCCCCTTTTTGTACTGCTCTGTTTTTATCCCAGTTAAATCCTGATCCATAACCAACCGACCATTGTTTATAATCCCATTCCGCTACTGGAGTAAAACTTTCCAAACCCCCAATAAGGTTAAATAGTTTATCGCTTAAAGCACCAAAACTTGTATTTGTCAGCTTTTCAGCTAATTTTTTTCTTAACATAAATAAAATTAATACTGTAACACCTATACTAAATGCTATTTTTTTATTTTTAGTCATACCTTATTTAATCTTATTATCAGCGTCTTTTGCACTAGCACCCATTAAAAAAGTACTGATTCCTGATACTGCCTGACCAATAACTTGTAATTTACCGCTAGTATTCATAGCAAAATATCCCCCAATGGCAGCCAATAATCCAAAAATTGTAGTTTTAGCGTTTCTCATTGTCGTTTAGTTTTTTAATTTTTTTAATATTATAAACAATAGTTGTAACACCACTAGCAATACCAATACCCATTACACCTAATTTAGTCATAAGTTCAATATCCATTAAACTTACTAAATAAGTTGTAAAGGTTAACAAAGTACCTCTAATGCTATACATATCAAAACTATTATTCATTTTCTTTTGTTAATTCTGTTGCAATTAAATTAAAAGCGTTACTAACTTGTACTGCTACCTCTATTTGTTTAAAAATACCAGCTTTAATACTTTCGTCAATTACTGCTTTAATAATTTGTAATGCTTCTTCTTTTTTCATAGGTTTATTGTAAAGGTTAAAAAAGTTATACTAATGTAAGATTTAATTGTGTTGCACCCCATTGATAAGCGTAAGCGTTACTATCAGGACTTGTACTGTATGCTTCATAATCAAATCCAGTCATAGTTAAATTACCATTTGTTAATTGTACATTAGTTGATGAAAATAACTGATAATAAAACACAGCTTCACTATTTAAATTATCGCTAATACTTGTCATATTAAATATAGTAGCTTGTATCATTTGACCGTTGTACCATATTGATACTGGTTGTATTTGTTTCATATTAATTTATATTATTACGTTGTAATTTTTCGTTTAATTCTTGTATTGCTTTAACTAAAGTTACAAATATTGCTTCTTTATCAAGACCCAATCTTACAACTTCTTCTTGATTTTCTTTTGTTGTAAATTTATTAATTAATTCAGGCATAATTTCTTGTACTTCTTGAGCAATAAAACCATATTGAGTACCTTGATTTGCAGTATCATTTATCCAATTATAAGAAACGGGTCTTAATTGTAAAATTTCATTTAATCCAAATTTTAAATTATTAATATTTTCTTTTAATCTTTTGTCCGATGGATTCGTATTAGTTAAAAAACCACCATTAGAATAAATAAGTCCTGTTCCTAAATAACCAAATTGAACTCTTGCAACTTCAAAATATAAATCTACTGTTGTGCCTGATGAATTTGCATTTCTTATATATCCTACATTATAACCCGTTGAAAGTGATAAACCAGTTGAAGGCAAAGTTAATGCACTAGAACTAGGTTCAATTTTAAAACCTCCATCTTGCCCACCTGTTGTTTGTATTTTAACACTTGGACTACTTGTACCAATACCAACATTACCAGTATTATAATAAATATTACTACCGATAGTAGTCCATTGTGAGCCTGAAACCGTCCAGCTTCTATTAGCACTTAAATCAAATGTTACTCCATTTATAGTTAATGTTGTTGAAGTTGGTACGTATGAAGCTAAATCACTAGTTAAAGCTAAAGTACCTGAAGCATCAGGAAAAGTAAAAGTCCTACTATTTGTTAAATTAGAAAAATTTAAATAACCATTATTTGCACCACCAGTATTAAAGAAAAATCCACCACTATCAGCAGCAATATTACTATATCCGCTTACCTGATTAAAACCAGTACCCTGTTTTATAGCTAAATTATAATTTAATAATAATGATCCATTTGCATTAAAAGAAGCAACAACAGCAGCTAAACCACTATTAAAAAAATCTAAACTATTTGCATTTCCATTATAATTATTACCAAAACGCCATTTATTAGTACCAGCATTTTGAAAAAATACATAAGCATTATTAGTACCGGTACCGTTAAATTGTGCAGCAGTTCCAGTACAATGTATATCCAATGGCGCACCAGCAGTAGCAGTACCAATAGCAACATTACCAGCTGTAACTACTAAACCTAAAGACGTAGTATTACCGTTGGTAGTTACTTGTTGTAAAGTACCAGTAGTACCAGCACCAGCGTCCGCAATTAGCGTCCAAGCTGATCCAGTATCTTCATATATTGCACCAGTATCAGTACTTATAAATACACGACCAGCAAAACCTGCTGCTGGACGATTAGCAAATATGTCGCTGTAAAAAGCTGGAGTACCTTTTTGATTTAATATATTATAATTTACTCTTAATGACATACTAAGCGTTTAAATATCGTTTTTTTACTACTACTACGTTATTACCAGTAGTACTAGATCCGAAGTTTATAAAAAATCTTTGTTTTGTGTTTTCACCAGTATTACCTGAAACTTCAAATTGCTGATTAGGTTGCAAAGTAATACTTTCTATTTTAGCTACGCTTGTACCATAATTGATAAAAACATAACCGTTTGCGTTATCACCGCCTACATATTGACTTATGTCAACTGTATAAAAATCTACTTCGTAGTTTAATAAAGATATATTTATATTGCTCATATTATATTGTGTTTGGTACGTTACCTAATCTTTTTTTATAACCGTTAATACTAAAAGTAAAATTAATATCACTAGTTGGCTTAGCAGTTGGATAATTGCTAATATCAGGTGCAACTGTATTATCTTTTTCTACTGGCTTATTTTTATTACGCATATACCAGTATATTCCTAATCCAGCTAAAACTAATAATATTAAAGTGCTATTATCTTTTTTCATATATTATCTATATCGGTAATTTTCATTAATACCTAATTTAAGATCATTCATAGTTCCGTTAAATAAATCAGTCATAAACATATCACCACCACGACCGCCACCAACTTCTACCGGTTCAACAATCATACCACCACCGTCATTAGTAGGATTTGGGGGACTATATAAAGCAAAACCGTCATTTTTTGGGCTATAATCTACTAATGGCCCTTCAGGTTGCTGATAAGCACCACCACCACCACCAGTAGATTGATCAGCTGGATTTACTTGTGCAGTATTGGATTTATTTTTCATAAACCAATAAATGCCCAAACCAGCTGCTATTAATATTAATATTGTACTATCGTTTTTTCTTTGCATATTATAAAGTATTACCAGTAGGCAATTCCAAAGCTACTGCTGGTGATAAAAATTTAACAGTATCCCATTTATCCCAAGCGTTAGCATTCCACCACGCTTCCGATAAAGGTAATTTTTGACCTTTAAAAATCATATAGACAGTTGCGTCAGTTCCGAATTTAACATAATCGCCGTCCATTAGACCAGCTGGATTAACTGGTTTAGGTTGAATAACTGCTGCTTGTACTGGCATTGGCATAGGTGCCTTAGTTTGTGTCTTTTTTCTTAAAAAGAAATACCAAACAGCTATTGCAGCACCCCCAATTAATAAATAATTTTTTTTCATTTTATATATTTTATATTGTTTGTACGTCCTCTTGATTTACAAATCCAGCAATACCATTCATAAAGCTATCGCCAATTACTACACTATATATTCCACCTGATAAACCAGTTACGGTCATACCGATATTGGCTGTATCATATGTATAAATTACATTTTTATTATAATCAAAAATCCTAGTACCTACTTCACTATAAACTTGTTCAGTACCAGTAGGAGTATTACTTTGTGGAATATACGTACTACCTGATAAACTTTTTTTA